TCGGTTGTCTGCCAGTGACCGCCGGAGGTTGTGACCCTCCGGGTGACGGACACGGGGCAGACGGTTTATGTGTGCAATATTAATGTCATAAATTTTCTAGAAATTTTCTAGAAAAGTATTGACATATTTCTAGAAAAGTGGTATTGTAATATCAGAAACAAGGAAAACCAATAATACAAAAATAGAAAAAGGAGGAATAAAAATGACAGCATCAGAAATGAAAGAAAATTTATCGGAGAAATGTAAAAGTTCATGGGAAATGTATCAAATCTATAGAAGAGTATTCGGCACGGGTAGCGTGCAAGCAGAAAAGATGCAGACTGCATGGTGTAATTATGACTCTTTATATAGAGAATTTTTTGGAGAAGAAGTTGAATATTAATTACATTTGCTGTGCTATCGGCGTAACGGGCAGAAAGGAAATTTGCTATGAAAACTTTAGATTTAGAAAAACTGTATACCGTACCAGCGAAAATGGAGGATATCCCTTTATATGTAAAAAAGGAAGATTTTGCCGGGGATATCCATATTTACGTGTATGACCATGCGTCTCTTACGAATGGCTACGTTAAGAAGAATGCATTATGTGTACCAGTTCCGTACATAGGTAATTTTGGTGTGGGTTTTACCGTAAACTTGCATAACAAAAATTCTACACGTTACGCTTTAAAAGCGTACTATGTAGAAGTTTCTCACAGCGTTATTTGTTCCGCGAACGATATTTGTACGTTGTGCCCTCTGTATTCGGCAGATGGAACAAATGAGGATTGCTTATATTAAGGAGGAATAGCAATGAGAGTGAAAGACTTTATTTTAATGTATAGCGGTATGGTTCGCATAGAAGTCGAAATTTACGCCATTGTTACGGTGTTTAATGAAAAGTATCGCGTATTAGTTAGAAATTTTGCTATTGATTGTACAAAAGCATATACTACAAAAAAAGAAAATTATTTGTCAGAAGAAGTAATAGGTTTCGATATTATTGCTGATAAATTGCGAATCTTTATAAGGGGGTGTGAATAATGCCGCAGTCAAAGGACTATAGCATCTACCATGAACTCGATCTCTCCCTCGACCAGATCAAACGCGAATTACCTAAAGTGGCACAAGCGGCAAATAGCCGCCTTGCCAAACTGGAAAAAATTCACGCGCGCGACCAGTGGGAGTACGGGCGCGTAAAAGAGTTTTTTGCGTCACAAGGGCGATCAAAAGATCGCTTTTTGAAAGGCGTAAAGCGGTCGGATGCATCCATTCGGCAAGAATGGGATACCATGATCGCTTTTCTGAATTCACCCGAAACAACGCTTGAGGGATATCGAATCGCAGAATTACAGAGACGCTTTGACAAGTCAAAGAATAAAATTGATGGAGAAGTAACAGAAGAAAACTACAAAGACTTGTATCGTTTTCTTACCTCTAATATATACAAAAAGAATCTGAGAAAGCAGGTGGCATCCGAACAGATTATTGATGATTTTATTTCGAAATTACATGATAGCGGAATTGAATTCGAAGATATTCTGGAAGAGTATGAGGACTTTCTTGATGGATATATTACGGAGGAAGAACTTTTTAATAAGAATAGAACTAAATTAAAGTGAGGCAATATCAATGTATCAATTGGATATCCCTGTTATCGTAAACGGAAACGAATATGTTTCACGTGAAACAATTTATTCCGTTAATGATTTTCCATTTTCTGATTTCCAGACTTTGCGTGAATGCCGCAAAAGCGGAAGAAAGAAAAAATCTATCGTTTATTATGACGTGGAAATGGCGTTTGACATCGAAACAACTACGTTAGAAAAACTTGATTATGAACGCTATCATAAAACAGGCGAAAAAGTGGTGAAAGGAACTGCCTTTCTGTATCAATGGCAGTTTTGTATCAAAGATACCGTGTGTTTCGGTCACACATGGAATGAGTTTCTTTCATTCTGCGAAAAACTGCATCTGTATTTGCATACTTCCGATTCAAAGCGTGCTGTAGTGTACGTTCATAATCTTTCGTATGAATTTCAGTTTATGAAAGATTTTATTGAATTTGATGAAATCTTTGCGCGTGAAGCGCATAAAGTTATGAAGTGCTACGCTTACAAGTATGGGATTGAATTTCGTTGCTCGTATTTTCTCAGCAATATGAGCCTTTCGAAATTTTGCGAGAACAGTGAGGGTGTAACCCACTATAAACTGGTTGATACTTATGACTATAAAAAACTACGTACCCCAACCACACCGCTATCAGAAATAGAGCAAGGATACTGCTATAACGATGTTCGAGGCTTGTGTGAATGCATCCGCGCCTTACGAAAAGAGGATAATCTAGCAGAAATCCCCCTTACCTCAACTGGCTACGTCCGCCGAGAATTCCGCCGTGCCATGCAGGCAGATAGCGGTTATTATCCGGGAGTATTTGCCGATCTGGCTTTGACGTTACCGCAGTACCAACTCTGCAAAGACGCGTTCCGCGGCGGCAACACGCACGCTAACCGCATCCACGCGGGGCACACGATCACCGCGAAAAAAGGGGAAAACGCAATCATAATGGGAAGCATGGATATTTCCAGTAGCTACCCCGCGCAGATAGCAATGGGTTACTATCCCATGAGTGCGTTTCGGGCGGTTGAGATTACATCGCAAGAACAGTTTGACAATTTGTGTGCTACACGTTGTGTTATCATGCGGGTACAATTTGACAACTTGCGTATGAAAGAAAATATCCCCGTCCCGTATATCCCGCTGTCAAAGTGTCAGAAGCACGGGAAAGATTGTGTGATTGATAATGGACGCGTATTGTCTATTGATTGCTGTGAAATAGCAATGACGGAAATTGACTTGTCGATCATAAAAAATCAATACGACTATGATTTCTTTACCGTCTCGGAGTGCTACGTAGCCGCGCGCGGAAAATTACCGGAAAGTATGCGTAAAACGATGATGTCATTTTTTATCGCAAAAAGCCAGTTGAAAGGAAATCCCGATAAAGTCTATGAATATATGAAATCTAAGAATAAACTAAACAGCACGTTCGGGATGTGTGTAACCGATCTTTTGCAGGACGAATGGGCAATGGATGCTTTTACGGGAGAATGGCATCGGGAAAAAGCAGATGCGGAAAAAGCACTGAAAACGTACTATGATGGAAAAAACAGCTTTTTGCACTATCAATGGGGAATCTATGTTACCGCCCACGCAAGAAAGCAGTTACAAGATATGCTGGACGTGGTTGGAATGGATACCGTGTACTGCGACACCGATAGTATCAAGTTTTTACATCCGGACGTACATATACCAGAATTTGAAGACAAAAACAAATTACTTTCCAAACGTGCGATTGAAAACGATATTCCTGCGTTTTGCGATGTAGGCGAAAAACGCTACATTCTCGGCGTATGGGATATGGATGATCTGTATGTTCAATTTAAAACCCTTGGTGCGAAAAAATATTGCGGCGTTGAATGGGATGAAAAAGCGGCAAAAACAGGTGCAGACCCTGTGCGCTTTACGTCTACGGTCGCTGGCATGAATAAGAAACTTGGAGCGGAAAACTTAAAGTGCTGTAATAATTTCTGTCTCTGCCGCCGGATGGAAAATGTCGGACGGACAATCAGTTGCTTTAACAACTCGAAACCCCATTACATCAAAGTCAACGGGGAAGAAATATTAACTGCAAGTAATATAGGAATCATTGATACCACTTATACCTTAGGTGTATCGAATGAATACTATGAAGTATTGGTAAACTCTCAAGACGGAGTGTTACCGGAATAGGAGACGATATGAGATATTTTGTGTTTTTTATGTTTTTAGTATTATCAACGATCTGGGCGTTACATGAGGAAGAACTCGACCTTTCCATCCTGCTTTTATTTTTGGATATTTTCTTTATTTTCTTATTTTAACTATTGACTTTTTTGGTAGACAGTGCTATTATAATACTTGTAAGAACAAATAGCCACATAACGAAAGGAGAAAAAAATGGTTAAAACAAAAATCGAAAAATTTATCTATTCTGTCATTGACAGAAACACAAAACAGGTGATCGGCTTTTTTGAGTCCACCGTAGAATTAAAATCTCAGAAAGCAAAAGTAAACGCGCTCATTTCCGCAGGCTACGCAGAAGATTCTGTTTGTGTCTTAACCGACACCGAATCCGCCCGCTACGAAATGCCGGATGAGCAGTTTTTTGCAGAAGCAAAACGAATGGACTAAGCGCACAACCGCGGTCTGGAATAGTCCAGATAAGACGTAACCGATCAAAGCAAATCGCCGCGGTTCTGCATAACAAAACAATTTAAATCAAAAGGAGAAAAAATCATGAGCAAAGCGAAAACGAGACTGAACTACGTAACTGTTAAATACGCAAAAGAGGAAGACGGCAAAAGCGTTCTTTCCGCTTCTATCTCTGCCGATCAGCAGAAAGCCATTTCTGAAAAAATCATCAAAGAGTTTGGCGAAGATGCCGCCGCAGAAGCAAAGTGGATTCCGGCGAAAGAAACTGCCGAATCTGAGCTTTACGTGAAAACTCAGACGAATTATAAAGTAGATTTTTACAAGGACGGTGTAGAGATCGACACCGTTTCAAGCGTTGAAGAACTCGGTAAAGGCGCAGTAGTTGACCTGTTCATCTCTATCGGAGAAAGCACGTTCCGTCGCGACAAGGGATTCACCGCATACCTTGTCGCGGTAAACGTTCATGAGTTCGGTGATACCGAAAAGTTTAACCCATTTATGGAATAAGTAACCATGATCTGGGTACGCGCTCCGACTGGCGGACGGTAACTTGAGTATTTATGTTACCTGTAGTTGATTGTTACTATATCTTGTGTTATAAACTTCATTCCATACGTGTAAAAGAGCTACGTTTTTTCCAGCGTAGCTCTTTTTATACCCAGCGAATCTCTGCCTTTCACCGCCGTCCATCCGCATTCAAAACGTGCGATCATCGTGCGATAAACGTGAGATTGTCTGCGGTTTTGCTGGCGGGGAACTGGCGGTTAACATAGATTATGCGGGACGCGGTGCGCGGGTTGTGGAAATGCTAGAAAGGAGGAAGTGAAACAAAATGTTTCACGTGAAACAATGATTTTTTGGAATGATATCAAATGGGAAAAACTTTTTGCAGATTATGGCGTGAAATTTGAAGCGGTAACGGATGATGGAAAGCCGATTCAGTATTACAATCCGATTCGGTTGTTTACGGAGCCGGACGTGGACGGGGAGTTCGCAGGCGTGGCAATTACGTGTTCTAACCGTAGTGCCGGAAAGACCAGTGCGTTTGCCGCGGCGAGTTGTATCTTGTGCAAAGAGTACGGATTGCAGACCGGATGGATTTTCCGGACGAAAGGGGAAATGACGGGAGCGGCGGCAATGTACGAAGATATGCTAAGAATGTATCCTAAATTAGGAAGTGTGATTACCTATAAAAATCTGGACAAAAACGGAAATGTTGTGCGGTATTTTCTGGACGGCGTGCCATTCGGATGCGCGTTTAGTTTTGGAAGTAAGATGGACATTGTAAAAAAAGCGTCTCCGTATTTTCGGGATGTCTACTTTTTGTTTTTTGACGAGTTCAGCATGGAAAGCGGACAATACGTAAAAGGGGAATCTGAAAAACTGCAATCGTTGCTATTGACGATTAGCCGCGGACACGGAAGACAGTCCCGATGGTTTAAACTGGTGATGGCATCCAATAATATTTCGTTGCTCAATCCCTATTTTGTATTTTTTGGTATCCATAAGAGATACCAGAAAGAAACAAAAATGCTGCATGGGAGCGGTTTTGTGTGTGAGTTTACTCACAATGACAGTGCAAGTAAAGCCATGTGGGAGAATACTGCTTTGAAAGCATTCCGCGGCGGCAACTATATGCAAAGCATGAGTGTTGGAGATCAGATGTTGATTGATGATGGCGTGTTTGTACAAAAGCCGACCGGACGGTCGCGGTATCTGTTCACCATCGAGCATAGTGGAAAAAGTTATGGAGTGTATGAGTATTACGAAGAGGGGTACATCTATATTACGCATAACTATAACCCGTCTTGTAAGTTTGTCGCGGTTTTTCGGGACGGTGATCATACCCAAAACACGGTTATGTTGGAACACTATGATTATTTGTTTGAAAATCTATTTGACGCATACCGCAAAGCATATTTGCGGTTTGACGATCTAGACAGCAAGAATATGGCGGTTGAGTTACTAGGGATTGATCTTTATAAATAGTTCGTGGGAGACGGACAAATGTACTTGACATACGGATAAAAAAGATGTATCATGAAAATACGGGGAAACCTTTTAAAAAGGGGTTGCCACGGTTGAGTAAACCGCCCTGTCCTTGGCAGGTCAAAAGGTTTCCTTGTTTTATGGACAGGAAGAAAGGAGCAGAGATGGCGAATATCGTTTTTAATATGATTGTCGGAATGATGAAAAAAGAAAATGCCTACCTTGCTTATACGGTACGTTATAGAGGGGATGAGAAAGACACGTTGATTCTCGTCCCACATGAAAATTATGAATCTCATATCCGTTACTTATGGGATTATTTTTTCATGGATGGCAACTCTTATAACAGTAAATCGCCAATCCGATTCATTCATAACTTTATTATGTGTGATAAAGTTAGTGAGATTGAGGACTGGTTGAAATGGAATGATACGGAGGTGGAAGAATGGATGTAACGATGGTAACGCAGTTAATTGGCAGTCTCGGTTTTCCAATCGTTTGTTGCGGCGCGCTTTTTTGGTATCTGGTGAAAGAAAAAGACGCACACAAGGAAGAAATGGAAGAATTACGGAAAAGTGTAGAAGCGAATACAACCGCGATTAATTCGCTTTGCCAGCACTTAGGAGGTGGAAAGAATGAGTAAAATCGAAAACGCAGTTGCATGGGAGGAACAGATCGCCGCCGATGATCGCCACGGTTACTCACAGGTACACCGGAATGGACCTGATTATGATTGTTCATCATTTGTCGGAACGGCACTTGCAAAAGCTGGGTTTCCAGTCAGTCAGTACAGTACCACAAGAAATCTCGGCGAACAGTTGGTAAACGCTGGTTTCGTAAAATGCGGCAAACCGTGGAAACGCGGTGATATCCACCTTGCAGCCGGGCATCATGTAACGATGTCGGTTGACGCGAACCGCATCGTTCACGCCAGCCAGTCCGAAAACGGCGGGATTGATGGTCAGACAGGAGATCAGACCGGAAAAGAAATCTGCGTTCGGTCTTATTATGATCTCCCGTATGAGAATACCGTCCATTATCGGTATGCTGTAAAAAACGAAAAGCCGCAGAAACCTATTGAGAATTGTATCAAGACCGAGTCCGCACGTAGTTTTGACCGGAAAATCGCCGGAGCCTATCATACCAACGATCGTTATAATCTGCGCGTAGGCGCTGGGATGGACAAAACGGTCATTTTGACGTTGCCAGCCGGAACCGGTGTTAGAAACTACGGATATTATACCGGAGAATGGTATCTTGTGAAAGCTATCGTTAATGGAATTGTCTATACCGGATACGTAGCAGAAGAGGGTCTGACACGTGGCTGATCTGACGCTTGCCTATAACACTTGCATACAAATTTGTAATGCTCCAAACGTGGGTTATTCCCAAACGTATCGTGAGGGGCAGACCGTAGGAGGGATTACGTACTATGATTGTTCGTCCCTTATGAGTTATTGTTGCACCGTTGGCGGTTTTTTGGAAAGTAACCCGTGGTTTACCACTCGGAGCATGGACGGGTATCTGATCGGTGCGGGATTCCAAAAAGGAACCGCAAACCAGCCTTGGAAAAAAGGCGATATTTTGTGGCGTTCCGGGCATACCGAAATGGTATATGACCCGGCAGACGGCGGCGGGTATACCATGGGGGCGCACACCGATAGCTACCCACTGGACAGACAGGTGTCCATCAATACGTTTGTGTCGCCCTATAGTGCCTGGACGTATCTGTACCGATACCCAGTTGAGGTACAAAGCGGAATCAGCCAGTATGTGATTGCCGCCATCTGCGGCAACTTCTGGCAGGAATCAACCATTAATCCGGGTTTGTGGCAGGGTACGATTGTCGGTTCTCCCGGTTATGGTTTGGGACAATGGACGGATAACGCCGACACCAATCGGCGGACGCAGTTATTTAATTGGCTTGACGCAAACGGGTACAGCAGGGACGATGGAAACGCACAGTTAGAATATCTAATCTATGAAAACGTATGGTATTCCGTAGGAGCCGCTAGTGCTTACGAAAACCTGCAAGCGTTTTTGCACAGTGACAGTACCGATCTAGACGCATTGACCGCCGCCTATATGAAAGGGTGGGAGGGTATCAGTGACGATGGAACGCTAGCTTTTCGGCAGGAAAAAGCGCACGAGTGCTTCAATTATATTTCCGAACACGCAAAAGATTCTGCAATTACCGGATGGATTGTGGGGAACCGCTATCTATCCGATTCTGAAAGATTAAACAATGCGATTATGGTATTTCGGTATCTGTCCACTGGACAACCGGAACCGCCCGAGCCGCCCCACCCAATGAAACCAAAACGGCATAAAATGCCGATCTGGTTATATCCCAATTTAAAAAGGAGGTATTAACATGACACTTGAAGAGTATTGGACAGAAATTGTAGCCGATATTGGAAACATTGAAACGCATGGCGACGCGATCGCCGCCATCAGCGAAAAAATCAAAACCGAAGATACCGATATCGGAGCGCTGATGTCCGAACGTGACGCGCTGGTTGCGGAACGGGACGAACTGCGCGGAAAGTATGATTCCGCGGTCGCAGAAATCAAAAGCCGCTGGTCTGATCTTTCCCACGGCGGAAGTATCACAAAAGTAACCGAGTTTGGCGGAAACGTGCATAAACCGGACGAAACCGCAACAAGTATCAATGATCTTGATATGTCTCAGCTCATCATGAGCGGAAAAGGAGAATGAAAATATGGCAGAAAAACTTGATATGACAAATATTAATATGCTGAATGCCGTGCGCCAGACCATGAGTGTTGACTATCGTGACCGAGTCCCGGTGGCAACTCGCGATAATATCGCCGATATTGCGAAAACTCTGACTGACCCTTACAACCCGATGGCGCGAAACGAACTTGTTCCGGCACTGGTCAATCTGATTGCCAGCCAGTCCATCAGTACCGAAGCGTTCCGCAACCCGCTTAGAGTGTTAAACAGTAACGCCATGCCGTATGGAAACGGTGAACAGGAGGTTTACGTAAACTTTGCGCAGGGTTACGCGCACAATGCCAACATCAGTATCGAAGATGCTACCGCCATTTATGACAGCTACATCATGGCGCTGTATCATGTCATCAATTTCAACAACGACTACCCGGTTACTATCTGGTTTGAAGATATGCGTGGCGCATTTCTCGATGATTACGGACTCAGAAGTCTAGTGCAGGCAAAAGTGGAGAGTGTCGTTTCCGCTTGTAACTGGGATGAGTTTACCACGGCAAAAGAACTGATTGCATCTGCAAAGAGCGCGGGTCAGATTTATCCGGTACACGTAGACCCGGTTACTGACCATGCGAGTGCCAATGCGCTTGCAAAACAGATTCAGTCTTATATTGATAAAATTCAGTTTCCGAACCCACTGTACAACTTTGCAGGCGCGACATCGGCGGCAAAAGAAGATACCATTCTTCTGTTTGTTGACCCGGATACGAAAGCCGCTATGAATGTTGACAGCTACGCAAGTGCGTACAATCTGGACAGGATGATTCCGAAAGCACAGCAGGTACTCATTGACAACTTTAACGATGCAGAAGGTATTGTGGCTGTTCTTGTAGATAAGCGGTTCTTCAAAATCCGCGAACAGTACCGCATGATGGTGCAGGATAATGTTAACCGCGGTTTACGTTGGAACAGCACGTATACGGTAAAAGAGATGTTCTCTTATTCCCTGTTTTATCCGATCATCGTGTTTACGACCGAGACGGTTGATGTTTCTTCCATTACCGCAAGTGACGTGGGACTGGTGAAAGCTGGAACAGATGTCGACTTCGGTGGAAGTTTTTCGGTTAGTTATACTGGCGTAGCGGATAAAGCAGTAGACGTAAAAGTAGAGGGTAACTCTTCCTCTGATACGTTTGTTATTCCTGGTACAACCATTCTTCGAATCGCAAAAGACGAAAATAATCTGAAACCGAAAGCAAATAAAACAGATAGTGTTAAAGTTGTGATCAACAGTCGTTACGATTCTTCCAAAAAGGCAACCATTTACTTTACGGCAGATTAAGTAAGAGGGAGGAAACATGGATAATTTCATTCCGATGCCGCCGCAGGAAAATGTGGCGGCGGTTTCCCCGCAGACAGAGGTAATTTTAGCAAGTGGGATTGAATGGGGAAATGACTATGAACATGTGCGTTATTATGAAAATGGAAAAGCTGGCTGTCTGGCTCATGTAAGAGAAAAAGCAATTCATATTTTTAAGCAATCCGCGCCCGTGAGATGGGGAGAACTGACTTATAAAGGAAAAGGGAATGAGAGCGAATTTCTGAAATGCAATTATATTGCTTTTCAGAACAAACCCTATACGGAAGAATGGTATTTCGGTTTTGTGACGCGCGTAGAATGGTTGAGTGACGGAAGTTTCAAGATTTATTTCGAACCCGATCGTTTTCAGAACAGTTTTTACGATGTGGTACTTCAACCGTGCTATGTAGAGCGAGAACACGTTGCGAAAGCAGATGACGCAGTAGGTGCGAATCTAGTCCCCGAAAATCTGGAAACTGGAGAATACATTGTAAATGGTTCCGCTGGCATGGGTTTCGGTCTTATGAACTATTGTCTTATTGCCAGTGCGGATGAAAATGGCGTTGCATTGGAACCGGAATTAAATCAAAAAATAATGTCTGGTTTGACTTATTTTAACACTACAGATTTTGCTACCATGAAACAAAAAATTCAAGCCTATGCTAAAAGCGGAAATGCAGACGCTATTGTATCAATTTTTCAAGCACCTGCTTTATGCTTTTCTGCAAGTCCGCAAAACTTTACCATGGCTTTCCCAACAACGCTAGCTGGATATACTCCAAAAAATAAAAAACTATTTCAATATCCATTTTCGTATTTAATTGCAGATGCGCACGATGGAACGCAATATGCGTACCGACTCGAATACTTCAAAAACCAAAAAATAGTTTTTGGCGCACAAGGCGTAAAATTAAATATTCCGTCTATATACGTATATCCAATAAATTACAAAAATGAACCTACTGATAATACGCCATATGCATTTACTTATAGTAATTTTCCTACCTGCGCGTGGACAAATGACGCTTATCAAGCATGGCTGGCACAGTCTCAACCTATATGGGATTATCAGACAAAACAGCAGTATATTGATACTGGAAAAAGTGTTGTATCAACCATTGCAAACGTATTAAGCGGTAATTTCGGAAAAGCCATCGAAAGCAGTATCGGTCAGACAGTAAGCAATTTTATGTTTGGCGAAAATATTTCAGCACAGATGGAGCAACACGATTTAATTCCGCCTACAGCAAAAGGAAGTGCTACTGGAAGTTATGTTCAGACTGCGCTTTTTAGTAATACGATTGCATTAAAGACCATGTGTGTAACTCCGGAAATGGCGAAAGTAATTGACGATTATTTCACCATGTACGGATACGCAACGCATAAAATCAAAGTACCGAATATTACAGGGCGGTCAAACTGGAATTTTGTCAAAACGGTTAATTGCGGATTACATGGCGCGTGCGTTACAGATGATATCAACTTTTTGCAGGCAATGTTTAACCGCGGGGTTACGTTCTGGCACACGGATGACGTTGGAAACTATGGTCTTTCCAATGATTAAGGAGGTGATGTCATGTATAATAACCCGTATCGGGTGAGTAACAAGGAAGTGTGGGGACACTGGGAAAGCAACCCGAATACGTCACCGGAAGAAAAAATGTATTTCCGGCACTTTTTTGACAAGTTCGTAAATCTTGCCTTATCACGTTATGAGTATGACGGGTTGCCGGATGAGATTCCGCCGCGCATGCTCAACTCCTATTTGTTATGGCAGGGAATATGTCTGTTCAAAAAAGAGCCGATCACCGGACTTTTCGGCGTTTTCGGTGTTAATCTGGTTGGGGAACCGGATATTTATGGTATCCCGACCGATTGGATTGCGTACGCCATGAATGGACAGTATTATGAACAGACCGACAAGGAAGAAAGCGCGTTGATTTTCGCAAGACCTTTTGCTGTACCGGAAATTCTCAGTATTATTCTTCATTCGCAGAGTCTAGCAGAGAAAAAAGCGTCGACAAGGGTAAACGTCATTCAGCAGAGAACGCCAGTTGTTATCAGCGGGGATTCTACGCAGAAGTTATCCATTGACAACTTTATTCAAAAGTGGGTAAAAAATATTCCTTTCATCAAAGCAAAAAACGATCTGCGAAAACAGATTCAGATTGATACGATTGATTTAAAAGTACAGCCAATCTTTAACGAACTTGATACAGCCGCACAGAGAGAAGTAGCAGAATGTCTAGCTGATCTCGGTATCGAAGCAAGCGGCGTAGAAAAACCGGAACGGCTGGTTTCCGCGGAAACGAGTTACAACGATGGAGAGATCGAGTTGACAAGAAACGGAAATCTGGCTACCATTCAGAGGGGACTTGATGCGATCAATAAAATGTATGGATTGAATATCCATGTACGTTTTAATTCTAAGATGGTAACACCGATTAACCGACCGGATTTTTTTGGCAACAAAGAAGATGATAAGGAGGTGGATGATGTTTCTTGAATATGACTACGGAACCAAAACCCTGACGAATACCATTGAACAGTTGGTCATTGCCGATAACGTCATCCATCCCCTCGAAAAGCAAAACATTGACGGTATGATCGAAAAAGCGGTTGCGTTGGTGTTCAATTTTGATTTTCCTTTCTATGCGGATGCCGATTCCCCGGAATATGCCGCTGTAAAGCTGGCATTCGAAAAAACGTTCTGTTTACAGTATTTCCGCGAGCAGATCGGGTTAGAAACAATTGGTGAATTTCAGTATCATCTGAAAAAGATACTTACGGTTAATATGCCATACTATGAACAGTTGTACCGAAGTATTACTTTTGAATACAACCCGCTTATTACTCATAAGAGTACACGAAAAGTAACGAGTACAAAAGACGATACACGAACAGGTGTGATCTCGGGAGACAGCACAGCGAAAAACACAACGTCAGCTGATACAAATAACGACACACAAAATATTCACTCTGACAATCCGCAGATTAATTTCGCCGGAACGAATTATGCGTCTACGATGGATCGGGGACAGAATACCATCCATAATAGTGCGGTAAGCAATGGAGAGAATACAACAAAAACCAATAGCAATGACACGTATCATGCAGATAATAATGATACGATTGAGGATGAAGGCTTTGACGGAAGTTACTCAATAGAAATTCAGAGATTCCGAGATACCATCCTTAATCTTAACAAGCGTATATGCGACGATTGTAAAGAGTTGTTCTATCAATTTTATTAAGGAGATGTAGCAATGGCAGACAAACCAACGATTCCAGATTTTCCTACGTTACCGGATTTCGGTCTGATGATTACGCAGGCTTGTGAAGTTGTAGCAAATGTGCGGGGGATTCCGTATGATTTTAACGGGACGTTGAGTCTAGAAAACAAATTCGTTGTGCTGTTTAAAACGGTAAAAGAAATGTTTGACGCACAGGACGAACTTGTAAAAAGTTACAAGGCGTTATATGATTTTGTCAATCAGTATTTTACCAATCTTAATATTCAGACAGAAGTCAACAAGAAAATAGAAGAAATGAAAGACAGCGGCGAACTTCTGAATTTATTAAAACCTACTGTAAGCAATGAGGTATCAACATGGCTAACATCTAATATCACGAATCCATCCAATCCGCCGATTGATAAGTCGTTGACGGTAGAAAATGCGGCGGCAGATTCTAAAGTAGTTGGAGAAAGATTATTGAAAGATGGACTTTCATATAGTAAGCAGTTTAGTGAGTCTGCATTCTATAAAGGTTCCGCAATCAGTAGTAAAACTGATGTAAATGGAACTTCATATATTTCTTTTGATAACTATAATAAGGCAGAAACAGGCACAAATACTCATTTAATTGGAGTTACGTCTAGATTTACTATTCCAATAGACAATCCAAAAACTGACACACTAGACGTTTATTATTTAGTTGATGCAAGAAACACTGGAATTGTCGGCAGATATTCTCTTTCATTATGGCTATCGTCTGCATATGATTGGAATAATGCTAATGTATGCTATGGGGGCAACATTGATTTTAAACCCGGAAAAATCTCTTTGAACAAAATGACACTTCCTAAAGGTGGTTCAACTTCTGACGTTATTAAATCAGCTGTAGTAAGAATTGATAACACTTTAAGTGTACCGAACACTGTTAATATCAAATTCATGCTATTCACTGATAGTACACTGTACGACTTGTGGAATACTATTCCTGTAGTAGACAATACACTTACAATTAACGGTGCGGCGGCAGATTCTAAAGTAGTTGGAGAAAGATTATTGAAAGATGGACTTTCATATAGTAAGCAGTTTAGTGAGTCTGCATTCTATAAAGGTTCCGCAATCAGTAGTAAAACTGATGTAAATGGAACTTCATATATTTCTTTTGATAACTATAATAAGGCAGAAACAGGCACAAATACTCATTTAATTGGAGTTACGTCTAGATTTACTATTCCAATAGACAATCCAAAAACTGACACACTAGACGTTTATTATTTAGTTGATGCAAGAAACACTGGAATTGTCGGCAGATATTCTCTTTCATTATGGCTATCGTCTGCATATGATTGGAATAATGCTAATGTATGCTATGGGGGCAACATTGATTTTAAACCCGGAAAAATCTCTTTGAACAAAATGACACTTCCTAAAGGTGGTTCAACTTCTGACGTTATTAAATCAGCTGTAGTAAGAATTGATAACACTTTAAGTGTACCGAACACTGTTAATATCAAATTCATGCTATTCACTGATAGTACACTGTACGACTTGTGGAATACTATTAATGTCGTTGATTATACAACTGACCTTTGCTTTTGGGGAGATAGCTTAACAGCAGGAGCCGGAGGTTCTGGGACAAGTTATCCTAACGTTTGTGCTTCTGAATTAGGAATTACTTCTTTCAAAAATTGCGGTGTTGGCGGAGAAAATGCTAATACCATCGCTTGTAGACAGGGTGGTGATTCACTTATTCTTAAACCATGCAACGTAAGTGAATATTCTTTATCAGAATTAACAGATATTTACGGAACTCAATGCAACCCATTAAGACAAGGGTCTGGAAGTAATTCGGTTAATCCGATATACATTAACGGCGTGAAATGTACCTTGTCAATATCACAAACAAGCACAACTGACCCGAATGCTAAATACACGATTACAGGGTATAATGAGCCGTTACTTGCAGAAACACCAGTTAAATTCGCCGGATGCGACATTAAATCTAAAATTACTATTATTTTTGTTGGACAAAATGGACCGGGTCTAGCAGAAAGATTAAGCATCATTGACTCAATGATTAGTAAAATTAACGACAAATATATAGTAATGGGTCTTAGTTCTGGAAGTACCACTAGTAGATCGGACGAAGAATCACAGATGCTTAGTAAGTACGGCGTGCATTATTTTAACACAAGAAATATGCTTAGCAAGTACGGTATGTCTATAATGAATCTCACGCCAACAACATCAGATGTGAATGAAATGAGCAAAGGAGAAGTGCCGTCATCGTTACGTTCAGATTCAGTTCATCTTAACGCAAATGGATACACCGCTTTAGGTAAAATGCTTGCACAAAAAATCCGTGCTTGTGGATACGTATAAAGCCTTTCTATCATAAACTATTCAATTTACACACATAATCACTCCCGCGCCGTGTCCGTCACCCGGAGGGTCACAACCTCCGGCGGTCACTGGCAGACAACCGA